TCCGCCGCCTGCTTGCCGTATGCCTCGCGGGTTCCGGCCTCTGCAATTCCTTGGCGTGATCCGCCAAACGCGCGTGCTGCGGTCGCTTGCGCCCCCAGCTTATTTAGCGCCTGCTCCTGGGCGCCGCCAAGCGTCTCGAGGCTGCGGTTAATTACGTTTTGAGTGTAGGGCGACATATACGCGCCAAAGTCTGTTGCTGCCAGCGTGTCAACGTCAATTTGCCCAGGAGCCCGCGCAGCATCTACAGCGCCGACACCCTGCATGGTCTGCGCCGGGCGGAGCTGAGCTGCTCGCATCCGCTCTATGCCACCCATTTGAGCGGCGTCCATAGTAGACGTCGGGGACAGTTGGGCCGATTGCATTGCTTGGGGGCTAAATCCCGTCAACCCACGCTGCACATCTGCTGCTTCGCTATATGCCCGGCCGCTGGTGTCCAGCCCCCCAAACCCGGACAGAGCTTGCTCTCCCAATGGCGTCATTCCGGCGATCATCTCACCTTCGTATGGGGTGTATTCCGTATCGGCGATTTCAATGCCGCGCGGGAGGATCTCCTGGCGGATGAAGTCTTCCTGCCACTGAGGTAGTTTGGTTTCTTGCGTCTTAGTCGAACTCATTGGCTCAGCTCCATCTCATAATGCCTGCGCGTTTCACGGAAGGAAGCCGCCTCTGCGTATTTTGCAAACCCCTTGCGACCGTCAGTCTCAATCGCGTCCATTTTAGCTTCTTTCGCTATTTTTGTCAAAGTGGCCAATGCCTCTCCGGCCCAGAGGTGCATGTCCTCTCCGCCCATCCACTCGATCTTGAGATTGCGGCGCAGCGGGTGGTGCAGAATGCAGGTAACGACGGACGCCATTGGGGTGCCGTCGACGTAAACCATCCAGAGCAGGGACATGCCATCGTATAGGTCTTGGACGATGTGGTCGGCGTTTACATTGTCCTGGCGCGCAGTGGACATCGCTATAAAGCGTCGCGCGTCGTCAATCACCGGTGGAAGGTTCTCTGGCAAAACTGCGAACATTTCCACCATAGGATCTTGCTGCGGCTCGAAGCTGACTTTTATGACGTTTTCACTGGTCATCCGTGCAGCCTCGTTATCGCAATGGTTGAGGACGGCGCTGCGGGTGCAAACGCCGTTGCCGCAGTTGAGTGCAGAAATCCGCTGGTGCTGTCAACAGCCCACATCGCCTCCAAGTAATCTCCGGCCGCAAATTCAAATATCGCTGACCTGCTGACAACAAGAACCGAGCCGTTTTGATGCAATGCGTTCTTCATGGTTGAGCCAGCAACGTCTGTGCCGTTGACGCGGGGCCAAAACCAAAAGTTTACAGTTGAGCTGGACGTGGACGCAATCTGCGCCGAAAAGCTGACCATGTACTGTCCAGCTTCCTCAAACACCAAGCGCGAGGCTGGTGTGCCGTTTGTAATGCCATCAGCAATGCTTGATGTGTACGTCAAAGCGTACGCTGTGTTTGTAGACGCAGCAGTCTGATCCGTTGTAACGCCGCCAGCATACTGGCCATCTTCCAGCACAACCTGACGCCATTCTCCGTTTTTGCTGACCACCGGATAGCCGTTCACGTTATCCCACAGCAAGACGCCATTTTCGGATGCAGACGAATAGGTCTCCTTGAAGCTCATCTGGTCTAAAGCGCGGCTAAGATAGATGCGCAAATTCTCAGCCCATTGCCGAATGTCTGGCGCGAGGGGTGGAACAATTCTGCTCATCTGCGACCGCCAGCTACCGCGTCAAGCCGCATAATGCCAACACGCCAGCTTGAGGAGGCGTCTCCCGTGACGCGCATTCTCACCTGACGGCCCGTAAATCTTAGGCTCGTTGGGTTTTCCATGCTGTAAGGGCCGTGCGTCTTTTCCTCGCCCGTTGGGTAAAAGCGAGTTTTGAAAGAAGCACTGACATCCCCGAGTGTTTTTTCGTCAGGTATTAAACCCTTCACACTCATCACTTGATCCCCGGCTCCAAGCAAGATTGGCCCTGTTTCTGCGAATGGCGAAACTCCGCTGTAACTAAATCCTATTTCCTGCTCGTATAGAATTCCTTCCGCAGAAATCCAAAGAGGTTGGCGGAATACGCCGCGATCCACACCGGCAGTTCTGTCAATAGTGCCTGTCATCCATACGTTTTCTGCGTAGTCATACGCGACATACCTATCGCACTCGATGCTTGATCCGCTGGGGTAAAACCACCAAATTTCGTTGAAGCGGCTGTTGACAACGGCGTGTACTTTGGAATTCTGGTCGCTGTTTATGTCACTAAACACATAATCGGCAACGTCGCATTGCAGCGCTTGAACCGCACCGCCGCTGTAAGTGAAGAACGAGCGCTGCCCCATCCAGATAACGCCCTGATCTATTGACGCGGCAGCGTTTGCAGCAATCAACCCGCATGATGTTCCAACTCTTTGAAAACCATACACAAATGGCGGGCCACTATATGTTGCTGTGTGGGCGTCTTGGTCGGTAAGTATCAACGCCTGACCGCGTGTGCGGAGACCTTTTAATATTACACCGTTTGTTTGTATTTCGATGTCACCAGCTTCGTTTGTGGCTGCGGGTGTCCATGTGTTGTTGTCTTCACGGTCGGACCATGAGACGTTTCTGGGGTTTCCTCCAGCGCCCAGTGCAAACACAAAGCGCTCTTCCGTTACCATCATTGCGGAGCAGTCTACTGGCGCATTTGACAAAACGGCGGCTGGAGTAGAACTGTCGAGCTGCCACTGGTAAATCTTGCCGTCGTCGGCTGTGCATCCCAAAAGGTACTCACCCCAATTTTCCAACGACCATGTGGTTGCTTTGAGGATGTTGTTGGTATCCTCTACCGGAAGCCCGTAAAGGCCACCGCCAAAGGTTTTCGCGCTGTACCCAGTAAACGCCGTGGCGTCCACTCTGCCAGACGTGAACCCGGCTGGAGTAATGTCGCTGACCGTATCGCCTGACCCCATAGCGTAGAGCTTGTTGTGCGTTCCAAAAGCTATGCGCCTGTTGCTTGAATTGTCTTCCCAAGCAACCATTGAACGAGCAACGCCGTCGATGTCCACGCTGCCGCGCTGACGCCATCCGCCCACAGGACGCAACGCCCCCTCATGCCACCTAACAAGGTCTGCGTCACGCCAGCGGCCTTGAGACTGAAACTCAGTACCGTTTCTGTATTGGCCTGCTGGGATGTTGAGCGGAATTAACGGCATGGCGTCGCCTTATGTTTTTACTACTAAACTTGTAGCAGATATTGCTGTCCCTGCAAAGACACTCGGATCGGCAGCGGTTTCGCCTATCGTCCCGTCTGTCTGGACGTAGTAGCTTTGCCCTGCGGTGAGGCCAGACTGGTTTGTGCTGAGTGAGCCGATGATGTCTACCGTGGCGCTGCTACCGTCTGCTACAGTGCCGCCCTGAGACATGCCGATGTAGTTTTCTGCGGTGAGGTTTGGTACAGAACCCGGCGGCTGCACCACAATAGCTGTGCCGTAACTAGAGTTTCCAGCGTCTTGATATGCTATGACAACTTTATTAGAGTTATTATCAAAGGAAGATGTAATGTAATTAGTTGCATCTCCCTCAAATACCGTTGGACTCGTAAAACTTATACCTGTTCCGCTAACCGTGCCTGTTACAAAAGTGCCTTTATTGGAGTTGCTTTCATCTCTGTATGAGACAACAACTGTTCCAGTATTGCTATCAAAAGTATTAGAAATTGAGGTAGTGGTAGCAGACGCATAGGACACAGCAGTGCCGAAGCTGATACTGGTTCCAGACACAGAGCCAACAATAGCTTTTCCTGTAGAAGAAATTGTCCAAGCCACAACAATTTTATTATTGATGCTGTCAAATGCGGTTGAAGTCCATTCAACACTACCTGCTTCAAAAGTAGTTATTGATCCAAATGATATTGACGTACCAGACACGGTGCCAACGATAGACTGCCCATTTCGTGACCCAGTAGGGCCAACCTGAGCAGATATAACAACTTTGCTATTGCTACTGTCAAATGCAATTGACAGATATTGAACTGCGCTGGATGTCCATGTTACAGCGGAGCCGTAGCTAATGCTTGAGCCAGACACCGTGCCAACAACGGCTCTTCCTATACTTGAATTGCTATTGTCTTTATACGCGATAACAATTTTATTATTGCTACTATCAAAAACGGCACTATCCCAAGTGGCAACACCTGAATAAAAAATTACACTTGACCCAAAAGTGATGCTTGTTCCGCTGACTGTCCCGACAACTGACCTCCCATAATCATTTGCGCCCGTGTAAGCTATAACAACTTTATTAGCGTTAGTGTCAAATACAGGAGAAAAGTCTTGTCCAGCAGAGCTTTCAAATACAGTGGGAGTGCCAAAACTAATGCTCGTGCCTGATACCGTCCCGACAACGGCAGTGCTGTAATTGCTATTGCCACCATCTCTATAAGCTATAACTATTTTATTACTACTGCTATCAAAGGTAGAACCTATTCCGCCTACGCCAGTAGTAGCACTTTCAAACACAGCAGAA